CAATTAATGCTTGAGTTTCAACAGGTGAAATAATCAATTCACTTACTGGTCGTTTACGACCTTTAGCATAGTTATCAAATTCGGGCGTTCCCTTTACATGTTTATTATACTGCTCTGCATTGAGTTCGTTCCAGTCAAACTTACCGGTTTTTATATACCTAGTAGCATTATTTGGAATTGTTTGAGCTTTTCTTTGATAATCAATGGCATTTTTCCAAGTTTGGAAGTCCATATCATCAACATAATAGCCTTTGCCAGTCTCAGGGTTCCTTGCCCAGCGTTCTTTGCTATTTGTTAACCCTTCCATGTATGGCATAGTTGTGCATCTACAATAAGGATGAATTAACGGATAATTAACGCCGTCTTTTTTATCTTTCAAGTCGAAAATTTTACCATCTAAGTGCCCGCATTCTTCGCAAGTGTGGGACTCTAACGTTGCTAAATATTGGTACTTTTCAACGCATTCTTCTTTGTATGCCTGTGCCGTTGCTTCTTCGGCAATGTGCCCCATTTCAGTAATGACCAAACGGTGCAATTGATAATCTTCAACATCTCTCAATCGCTGGCGCATCATTTTAAATACTTGTTGATGAGAATGTCCTAAAACTGTGCCACGTAAAAGTGCATCCCCAAGCTCATTAGGTAACATCTCAGTGTAGTTTTTCCAAATCCGTTTAGAGAAGTTGCTGCCATTCCAGGGCTTGTTGACAATTACTTTGACTTGATATTCATTAACATTGGCAAAGTTACTAGATAATTTAGCCTGCTCTAATTGTGTTAAGTAGATACTGTGCATGTATGTTTGTTGAAATTGGTTAGATAGACTTTGTGCTAATTTGTCACTCTCAGCTGTCGCATATTGGCTTAATAGGTTGGTCAGTTGCTCATCTATGTTCTCAAGCCTTGATAATTGGCTCTTGAAATATTCGGCATCTAGTTCTTTATCAAAGCCACTTTCTTTAGCCTTACGCTTGAACTCCTTCAATGTCATGTGCCAATCACGAGTACCAATTGTGCTCAAGATTTTACGTGCATCTTCGTGGCTAACCTCTTGATTGTTGGCATAGCGTTTAAGCCAATAGTCAACTTCTTGTTCTAGCACCTGTTCGACTTCTTTTAAACGAGCGCGCATGGCTGACTCATATTCAGCTGTATTACTTAACTGATTGTTCTTTTCCTGTAAAAACCTTTTTTGCCAATAATCATGACTTCTGTTTGTTTTCGTCATCATCGTCACCGTTTAGGCTATTAGGATTACCAAACTGGTCATTTCTATCTTTTAAGTCCTTCTGTTGGTCGTTTAGCTCTTCTTGCCAATCTTCAACGATTGGATTGGCTTTAGCAATTGCTTCTTTACTCGTCCAGTTAGCTAATTGACTAACCACTTGAGCTCGTTCAACATCGTTTTGGATAGCTGTTCTGGTCCAGGTCTGATTAATTCTTCGACTATCCGCATCTGAAATATTTAACCAATGCATGATTACTCTAACTAATTCAGTCAATGCATCCCTAAAATAGGCTTCTGTTTTAGCTGCTTTTAACTCCAAATGAGAATAGAGCATCTTAATTGCAGTCCCAGTTGCATTGTTAGTCTTAAAGTCCGTTGGGTCAATTCCTTGCGCATGAACAAAGATGTTGGTCTTAGTTGTTTCTAGCATTGAGTTACGGGCCTCAGTTGGAATATTAATGGCTAATTGATCAACACCTGAATCATCGCCACTACCCATACTCCTAACTCTAATGGCCTTATATCGTTGGAGGTCTTTTCTGAATTCGTCCAGACCTTGTCCGCCATAATTCTTTAAAATTAAAAATATTTGTTGAATATCATCTAAATCATTAACGTAGCCGTTATAAATCTTGTCATAAACGTCAATTAAGCCCTTGTAATGGAACAAATCAGGTTGCTGTTCCTTGTTTTTGGGAAATGCAATAAATGGAATTCTTCCCATACCATGATGATTAATACTAGAAGTGCCTGCGGCATCATCAGTTGATGCATCATAAATCGTAAAACGGTCATTAATTGGCTCTAAATTGTTAAATTGCTCATCTTTTGATTTAAAGACCGTGACTGTTTTATCATCCCAGTATTCATGCACCCAATAAGTTTTAGCGGTTTCTGAATCAAGTTCTTTATACGAGCGTCTTAGTGCTACTAACTTACGATTTAAATCAGTTGAATAAATTGGTGTTACTTGGTCTGGTGGCACAATCGCATATCTAAACTGGCTATTTTCATCAAGCCAATAATGTAGCCATGCTATACCAGCATTGGCTGCATCAACAACCAATTCATTTAATCTTAAAGCAAAGTTGTCGCCTAAAGTATCTTTGATTTGGTCATTTAGCTTATCTTCACCCACATCAATAGTTGGTGGCTTGGTAGCTAAATAGCCTGCTTCTTGGTCAACTAGCAATTGATGAAAGTTAGAACTCACACGGTTATCAGCTGGTCTTAACGGATTTTTACTCTTTTTTGCGGCATCGTCTTCTTTAGTTTTAGACTCACCATTGTTTTTTATCGTGATGTCATTCTCATTGAGGTAATAGCTTTTAGATTTAGCATATTTAGCATTAAAATTAACTCGCCTTGTTTGCGTGTTTTGTAGCAATTTTTTCATCGCTTCTAATTCCATTTAATAAAACCTCCTTTCCTGATTAAACTTTCAAGAGCATATCGGGTCGCGTCCATAGTATGGTCGTTGCCATCAGGATAGCCTGACTTGTAGTTTCCGTTTAAATCGATTTCAAATTCATAGCTAGTAAATTCACGCCAAGCATCAGGACAACGGTTGGGGTCAATGATAATTTCACGTAAATCTTCCAGCCACTTGTAGCCGTGATCACGTGAACCTCCGCCTTTGATTGCACCATAAATGTTCAGTCCCTGGTCTTGGTATTCCGCAATCATATCAGGGGAGGCTGAATCAGCTGTTAATGGTTCATTTCTGGGATTACGTTGCTTTATCATCGCAACTGCATCACGTACTTTTAGACCAACACGTTCAAATTCATCAAAAATAAAAATGCGACGCCTTGCTGAATCCCAATATATTTTGACAAAGGCTGTTGGATCTTTCGCAAATCCGAAGTCAAGTCCGTAGTAAACCTTATCAAATCTAGCAATTTCATCATCTGTAATTGGTCTGGTAGTAATATTGTTGAACACTTCTGCACCAGTTCCAGTTACTTCACCCAGATATTCATGTCGATATGCTTTCTCGTTATCCTTTTTTAGTTGTCTCGCGTCAGCAAGGAATTCAACTCCAAGCCAACTTTTAGGCACTGAACGATAATCTGATAAGTTAACTAGCGTATCGTCACGCATTTGTTCACTATCGACTGCTTGATTAACCCAGTTAGATTGTCTTGCTGGTGGGTTGTATGAATAGAAAGTAATAATACCGGAACCACCACGTCCTAACGACTGGTTGATTGAACGGATTTCTTCCATTCCTTTGAATTCCGTAACTTCTTCGAAATGCTTGAATTTCGTGTAACCTTGCCTAAACGTTTGCGACTTTATCTTACGTGGGTCGTCTGCACCCTTAAATCTAATCTGTTGGCCGGTTGGTTTAAAGGTTAATTGCATCGGACTAACTGACGATTGCCAGTATTCATCAACGTGTAAAAGGTCAATTGCCCACAAATATTGCTCAAATACAGAATCACGTAATGTGTTTGCCACCTTACGAATAACAATTGCATTAGCATCTTTGTCTTGCATAATTCCTAAAACAATCATGAGCGAAATAAAAGAGGACTTGGTCGAACCACGTCCTCCTTTGAGCCAATAATTGGCATGTTTTTTGTTATGAATATCCCAGAAAAGTCTATAGAATGCGGGCGAGATATTATCTTTAAGACTCACTTGCATTGTCGTCCTCCTTTGGAATATTGAAATTGATGTTGACTGTCGTGTCTAGATCATCACTGTTTAACTGCTCAACTTTATATTCAGCCATCTTAGCTTCGGCAACCATTTTACGCAGTTGCGCATTAGAAATAGGATCACTTGGATACCGTTTAAGCAATTCTTTAGCAGCAGTAATTCTGTCTTTAGCTGAAACTTCAATACCCTTAAAAATGCCCTTAGCAGTCGCTACAGTCTCCGTTTGCTCGCCTCGCATAACTGAAGTTAAGTACTCGAAGATCTCTTTCTGCTTAGCAATCTTTTTGCTTTCAATTTCTTTTTTTCGCTCTTCCATGTAAGAAATAATTTTAGGTTTTTTAAGGTTTTCAGCACCAATAACCCCAGCCGTTTTTTTGCTGTAACCAGCTTTAATTGCGGCGTTTGTGGCATTACCAGAAATCAAATATTCATCTGCAAACTTTTGCTGTTTTAAGTTTAACTTCAAGTACTTATCACCTTCTTTCTGAGCATAAAAAAAGCCGAACTTATTAGCTCGGCTCTGAAGCACTTGTTTAAACTTCTAATTTGGCTTTTAAAGCTTCCGTTAGAAGAGCAGAAAAATTAACGTGCTGCTCTTTTCCCAATTTAACAAGATACTCAGGCACAGAAACGTTTTTTCTAATTGTTTTAGGGTTTTTACGCCGATATTCATCCATGTCAACACTGACAATTGTCTTAATGTCATCTTTATCAGTTTTAATAGCATCCAAATCAGACGCTAGTGGATACTCTGTTTTATCTTCAAGGGCCAATCCGATTAGATCTGCAGCCATCATCAGTGCTTCTTTCATGTCTTCGCCTTGAGTCCAGCCGCCTTCAATATCAGGAATTTCAACAGTATAGCCTTTTTCCTCTGGGTGCAGGACGACTGGATACACTAAAACTTTTTCCATTTTTACAACCTCCTATGGGGTATGAGAAACAAGGGCTTATTTAAGCCCTGCTTCTCTAAGAATTGCTTGTTCCAACCCTTTTTTAAGTTCCTTTGCATGTATTGGAACGAATACAGTCACGTTAGTATTAGAATTGTAGAGCTTCAAATGTGAACCTCTTTGTGACTTTTCTTTAAAACCGTTACTTTTAAGCAATTTCACGATTTCTCTGGGTTTCATCGGCATCATCTTTTACCCCTTTCTTTACTGTTTTTATTATACACATTTTTGTGTATAATGTAAATAGGAGAATAATATTTTTACTAAGATATTTTAGTAAAAATACTTTTCATTTTTCGATATATAATTCTGCTAATTTTTATGTTTACCTTTTAATTCAGTAATATCATTTCACCACCTCCTGATTTTGAACATTAAAAAAAGCACCCCATTAGGTACTATAGAGTGCTATTGCTTGCTTCATTTTAAATATTTAGATAAGTCTACCCCATTATCTGAAGCCATTCTCAAA